TTTCTCAAGATGCTCTGCAACATTCTTAGCTGTAGTATGCTCTTGCGCTACGAACTTAAGATTTTTTTCGATTTCTTGCATGATCGGTATTAATTCCCTTCCTTGGTTGGTAAAAAACTCTATTGCCACCATCAAACTCATACACTCTTTCAGGAGCGCTTAATTCTGGGTCTATCCTATAAGCTAATTCAGACCACTGCCATTCAGTTGTTCCATCCTTCTTTTTCGTCATGAGATTATCACTTCTGAAATATAATTGGGATCACCAATCAAAGGCCATTCCGGCTCATAGGGAGTAAATACAAGATTTCCTGCCGCATCTATAGTAAATGTATAAGTAATTCCGACTATAGGAATAAGACTTCCTTCTGCCCATGTATCTTGACTGCTTGCCCAATCACCTGTAATTCCAGCCCAATCAGGTAGAGTTACTCCTTCTCCCCAGTTATCTACACTACTTGCCCAATCTCCAGATGTGTTTTCCCATGATGTAAATCCTAATCCAGTTAAATCAGCATTAGATGGAGTAAATATGTGTCCTGAAACCGAGAGCGGAACAAACCCAGTTAAGGACATACTTCCAGAAGGAACATACCAAAGCTGAGAAAGGCTCCAATCAGGCGCTTGTCCTGTAAGAGTAAGCGAACCAGCATCTGGCTGATTCTGGCCTGTCTCTACAGCAGTTGGTACAAAGGGTGTAACATCCCAATTATCAGAGGAGTTAGCCCATGTCCCACCATAGTTAGTCCAACTATACGTCTGAACTATTTCAATAGAGGCGTTGTCAGGAGAAATTACAAACCCTTCCCCATTAGCCGGCACTTTACCTGTAAGAGTAAGAGTTGGAGCGCTTACTACAAATTTGTACATTCTCCCAATATCTGGAGAGTAAGCTGTAAATGTGAGGTCTGACTTATCTGGGGATATACTAGAACCAACAGCCATCTGAGGAGCAGGACCACTACTCCAATCACCAGTAGAGTCAAGCCAAGAGCTAGTTAATTGATCCCACTCATAAGACTGTACTATTTCAAGATTAGCAACACCGGGTGAAGCAAAAAACTCACGTTTACCAACAGGTGCGGTAGAACTAAGAGTTATATCCCCTTTAGCAGGAGATATAGCAGGACCATCCCATGCACGTTGGTATTGAGCGTCATCCCAACCCCCACCAGAAGACGCCCATGATGTTATTGCCATTCACGCTACCTTTATAAATGAGTGGGTCTTCAACCAAATCCCACGCTTGTGTTTGTTTGTTCCCTAATTGTTGGGCGAACCGCGTGCATACCCTCCAGCCCATAAACGCTATCATCTTCTGGGAATTTATTTACAATATTTGCTAAGTTATGCTCGAATATTTCTAATCCACAATGTTGATATATAGACTTTATGGTGTTGACTGTATCATTCACAAGATCGCGATACTGAATAAATAAAAATTCCCCGGTGTTATTTTTTTGCGCTTGTTCAACCCCGTCAAGACTTCTCATAAGCGGTTCCGACCCTTCCTCCAGCAACAAACTTACGTCTTTATCGACATTATTCGATTGGTAAAGTTTTTCAAAAGACTTAACGATTTCATCTATCGGTCTAAGCATGACAATTACCTTTGGTTGCTTGGTAATGTATCGTTTTATCATTTCCATATTCGGTGAAAGCGTCCACGATCTACATTTATCGAAAATATATTCAGCCGTTATCCCTCTGTAATAAATCTGAGGAATTGCTGAAACTAATGCATCTTGGTCTATAAATTTTCTAGTGGGTGATGCCCGTAACTGTTCTGACGTTTCACAAGATACTTGCATATCCCACATTAACTGACATAACGCACTGTTCCCTTCAGCGTGAATATTAGGATTCTGGGAAAGTATTGCTGACAACAAAGTTGAGCCGGTTCTAGGCAATCCTGAAAGAGCGATAAAGTTCATATCGTTGATTTTAATCTCCACGATACTGTTTCCTCATTCCACTCATAAAGACCTAATCCATCAGGGCTTATTCCATCAGGAGGGTATGGAATAGGAGGCTCCCAAGTGCAGGTAGGTTCGTCTAATACAAAACTATCATAAGGTTTGGGTGGGATAAACGCATCGCGGTCTGGATCGTATGTAAAGCCGATCCCAGCATAATTCTTACGCAAGGCAACACCGTTATCTGGCTTGCCGTTAAAGTAATGAATTCCACCTGTAGTATTATAAGACGTTCGTTTGCAAACTTGACCTCTAAATTCTCCATACCAAGTTTCGGGGTCTTTCCCCTCTATTAGTTCGCCCTCATCTTTTCCAGCAACGACTTCCGTTACTATATTTTTTTCATCTAGGAAAGCATAATGTGCCATTGTTAACTCCAACTGACATTATCTGTGCCAGCGGTAAATGTTGTTACTTTATTGTCACCAACAACTGCTGTTGAAGATGTAAGACCTGCGCCAACTGTGATGGTGTAATTAGATGGATATTGCAGAAAAACAACACCTGATCCGCCGGTTCCGCCACCGCTGCCTCCAGTTGTTCCGGACGCGCCTCCGCCTCCACCGCCACTGTTCGCGGTTCCGGGAGCGCCTCCGCTACCGCCTCCACCACTGCCACCAGACCCGTTGGAACCTTGATATATACCGCCACCACCACCACCAGCGCGGGTGACTGATGATCCCGTTATGTCGGAACTTACGCCAGCGCCACCATTTCCTCCAGATGCATGGGTTCCGGTTCCACCAGCACTACTAACTGCGCTAGCTCCTCCACCACCAGCCCCGCTGAAACAATCTCCTGAATTACTGGCTCCAGCGTAACCCTGATTAGTCGTGCCGCTGCCACCATTATGACTACTGGTAGAACCACCGCCTCCGCCGCCACTTCCGCCGCTGGCCCCGTGGTGGCTACCATCGTTACCAGCGCGCCCGCCACCACCACCTCCGGTCGAGGTTATGGTAGAAAAAACAGAACTACCACCGGCTGATCCTTGATTGTCTGTAGTACTAGCACCACCAGCACCAACAGTTACTGTATAATCTGTTGCAGTTACAGCAGCTTTGACACTTTCAGCAGAACCACCTCCCCCAGAATCTTCCCCGCTAACGCTTGAACGATACCCGCCAGCACCACCAGCGCCAGCACCACGCTTACCGGTGCCCCTACCACCGCCGCCAGCGCCTCCGGCTATGACTAGATAGGTTACATTAAAATTAGGGTCGTTAGAAGCCCCACCCATAAATGCAATCTTACTTGCGCCTAGAGGGGCCATTAGGTAAGGGTGTAAAAGGTAAGAATGTGTGCCATTATTATCTCCAACTGACACTATCGGTGCCAGCAGTAAATGTTGTTACTTTGTTATCCCCAACAACCGCTGTTGAAGATGTAAGACCTGCGCCAACTGTGATATTATAATTAGACGGGTACTGCAGGAAAACAACACCTGATCCGCCGGTTCCTCCACTGGAGGCTCCAGTTGTTCCACTACCACCACCGCCTCCACCGCCACTGTTCGCATCACCATTATTGGACCCGCCCGCGCCGCCGCCATCGCTGGCAGACCCAGCGGAACCACTATATTGACCACCGCCTCCACCACCAGCGCGACCGACTGTTGAACCTGTAATATCAGAATCTACGCCACCACCGCCAGCGCCGCCGTTACTCCCACCGTTATTACCAACTGCGCCGGCACCTCCACCACCAGCCCCGGCGAAACTATTTCCTGTATTACCACCTCCAGCGTAACCTTGATTAGTCGTACCACTACCGCCCGAATGATTATTCTCGCCAGCACCTCCTCCACCACCACTTCCGCCGGTGCTACCCGCTTGTCCTTGATCGCTATGACCATGACCCGAATCGTTACCGCCGCGCCCACCACCGCCTCCTGCGGTAGAGGTTATAGTGGAAAAAACAGAACTACTACCGTTTGTTCCTGAATTGCCACCACTTCCGCCGCTACCACCCGCGCCCACTGTAACCGTATAAGTTGTTGCAGTTACAGCGGCTTTAACACTTTCCGCAGAACCACCGCCTCCAGAAGATTCACCAGAAACGCTTGAGCGATATCCGCCGGCACCACCAGCGCCAGCAGCACGATGAGATGAGGCTCTACCGCCGCCGCCGCCTCCTCCAGCTATGACTAGATAAGTGACATTAAAATTAGGGTCATTAGAGGCTCCCCCCATAAATGCAATCTTACTCGCTCCTAGAGGAGCCATTATGACATATCCGCGCCAGAGGCGAATCCATACCACACAGGAGATGCGCCACCGTTAAAGGTGTAAAAGGTAAGAATGTCGATTCCAGTTGTAGCGGTTGTTGTAAGCGTGGGTGCTGTACCGCCAGCCCACAACACTGAAGTGAATGCGCCCGTTCGACTGCCGGTGCCATCCTGAGTCAGGATTAACGTCATTGATGTACCCGCTTGTAATCCAGAACCAGACGGCATCGTAAACGTACAGTTTCCAGTCATAGTGAAGGTCTGTACATTACCGTTGGTTTCATCAAGAGTTACAGCGGTAGATGTACTGCCACCAGCGTAGACGGTTTCAGCATAATCCTTAACAACTGGACGAGATAAAACATAATCTGCATGATTAACAAGACCAGCAGCGGAGGCTGTTACGGTTTTAGAAGCCTCAACAGTTCCTAAAGTAGTAACATCGTTGTAATTTAATTCAGCAGTTGTGCCGGTATACCCATCAATTAAATTTAACTCAGTCGCAGTTGCTGTAACTAATGTACCACCAAGCTTCAACCCATTTGTTCCGTCATGCGAAGCAACATCAAAGTCATACGCTCCATCTTCAATCGTAACATCTCCATTAGCGTCTGCTGTTAATACTTTAGACTCTTCTGATTGACCTAGCGTTGTAATATCAAGATAGTTTAATTCAGTGGTAGTAGCCGTACACCCATCCAACAGATTCATCTCTGCACCATCCGCCGTAACAGCAGTAGTGCCAGAAAGGCCGCTAAACTGAGACTGCAATACAGATTTTATAAGACGCAAATGATCGTCGCCCTGCGATATCGGGTCAGTGGCAAGCGGATTAGTAGCCACTAATTGGCTAATATATGTTGCAGATTCTAGTCCCATGATAATCCCCTATGCTAATTCAAATATGCCGCTGGCACTTGGAGTGACAGTAAGCGTGTTATCTTCTGCTAAAGTAAACTGAGAAGTAGTCAATTTAGAAAAGCAAACTAATTTGCCACCAGACTGATAAACAACCGCGTATTTAATATTCGCAATTGTTCCGCCAGTAGCGGTCCATACAACAGCAGTTGAATCAAAACGATACTTATCAGTTGCAACAGAAGCCCATGTACGAGCCGTAACAGATGCGCCTCCAGTTGTGTAACCATTGCCACTAGCAACCTCACTAGCAAGTGAAGCATATGTAGATAAAGCTGCATTATTTACATTAGCACTTCCCGCGCTAGTATGAAGTGATAAATAGAAACCAACACTTGTACCATCTAGATCGAACTGACCATTGCCTATATATTCCCTAAAAGAATTGTAAAAACTCCAAGCAGTAGCGGCCATTTTAATTTACCTCCTTTTTAATTTTTAATGAATTTGGATTTTTAATAATATGTGAAATAAGGCCGTCTCCATGCACGGCCAGATCGTAATGTTCGCCTGTTTTAGCAATCATATCAACGAACTCTTTTGCCTGATGGTAATGCGCCGCAGTACAAGTAAACTCTCTTCCAGCTACTGTGACATCTATAACACCTTCACCATCATTTTCAGGCTGATCATAAGCATGGTGATCTGTCATAATACAACTATCAAATCCATACATTTCAAACTTATGAAACCCTAACATCCTTAGTAAATGAACGGCTCTCAACGCAACTGTAGCGCCCCCCATTATCGGATAGTATTCTTTTCCGTACTCTTCTTTTAAAAGATCAAAATTGTCATCTCCAGCGCAATGCCATATCCATACTTTATTATCCTTAAGATTTTCAAATACAGAAGGATGGCACTGAGATGAAATAAAATATTTACAATCTTCAACTAATGGATAAACAAATCTGTTATTAAACTCCCTACTATCTAACATTACCATTCCTGAAGGAGTAAGACCATTATCCATACAATATTTATGAGAACCATTAACCGTAATTACAGGCATTCCGTTTTGTCGTTTTTCTAATAGATCGGGAAAAGTATCCTTTAATGTGGGGCCACCAAGCGCAATACCTATAGTTTTTTCCCACTGAGTTTCATAAGGACGGACTTGAGGTAATCCTCTCTTGATATTGTTTTTTATATTATCCCTTATTTTATCTTTATCTTCGTTAACGCTGCAAATAATTTCCGGTATTGGATGTAATTTTTCAACACCAACCAATGGGGGTTCTGAATGCACTCCTATCTGAAGACTCATGTATTGAACACCATTCTTATCTCTAGACCCAAAGTATTGGTAGCCACAATATCAACATCTATTCTGATGACATCGGCAGTAGAAACTCCACCATAACTGCCTACGACAGATGGGGTAGCGGCTGTGGAAGAATCTTTCTCACCAGCATCAATAGTTATAGGGGTTGAGAGCATATCCTGAGCATCGGTCAAATTATGCAACTGAACTGTAGTTAAACTTCCAGTCCCAGCAGTATACACATGCGCCTGAGCGCTAGATAAATTCTTCCCATTCAATGTAGACGGTATTGTAACATGCGTAATACCGTTTCCTACAGTTGGTCCAATAGTATCAGCAACACATTTAACAACTAAAGTTCTTTCTGTAAAAGCTGTAAGTTTATTAAACAGAATTGATCTTGAGATTCCGGCAGATGTATCATAAAAAGATATCTTATCTGCCGCCATATCCGCAGAAGAAGTGACACCTAAATTAGGAATCGTCTCCTGCTTGTCATTATTTAAATTAGTAAAATTGCCATCTGCTTCAGCAAATGTCAAAGGCGATCCTTTTGTTTCTCTTAATGTAATTGTTGCCATTATGCGTCACTCACATATCCTGTAGTTACATAGTAATCCTGAAAATAAGGCATTTCCCCATAAGGGAAAGTCCTTGGGCTTTTTTCATAGAACTTCTTCCCGTTTGTCATACGGTAGGAAACTCTTCGTGGTGGACCCGTTCGTCTTCCACCAATTCTAAATTTTCTCATTAATATCTTGCCTCGGCTTCAGGCTCTAATGAGCGCCTTGTTCTAGATATTGGAGGCATTGCGTCCATATCATATATTCTCGAAAGAGCATCTAAAAAATCAGGATGGATAGTAGGGAATAACAGGTACTCATTTCTTTTAACCCAATCCGTTAAATCATACACCTTTCCTTCTTCATTCTTTCTTAGAATTTTTTTAGAAATCAAAAACTCCTTCTTCTGTATTTTATAATCTTTTTGATGAGAAGTCAATTTTTTTTGATCTGTAGGGAAAGGAAAAAAGAAGGAGCCATCTTTTAAGTCAGGTTCTAACCTTTGTATCCTGTCCCGTTTCGATTGTGACCCACCTCCTCCTGTCCAGTTTAATTCATACACAGGAAAAGAACTTCCATCAATACGCATCATTTCTTTAAAATGCTCTATGTCCGACTGCGCTCCGTATCTCTCGTATCCAACCTTAACTTCCCTTATTCCCGGCGCTGTCTTCCATTTAGTCCTAAGCGTCTTCAAAGTGTCCCATCTTTCTGACAAAGATAATCTATGGCATACCCCATCCAAAAGAAACTTATTATAATTTGCGTCAACCCCAACTACAGCGATAGCTGTTCTGTTCGATCCCTTCTTTCTAGAATGAGCCGGATCACACATTATATAAGCATTTAAAGTATAAGGGCGAATCTCCCATTCATTCCACCACTCTTCTTTAAACGCTGCGTCCGAACCAGCAATAGGATTTAATAACTGTTGACAAGCTACTATATAGGTAGAGGTTGTCTTCTTTATTTCTTCCCATCTTTCAGGCTGAAGGAAGACAGGCTCTCCTTCCATTGTTCCATCTACAGTGGCAGGGTGTATTCTTGGTTTTACCGCAGCCCTCTGAAGGATGGTCCCATAAGTGTCTCCATAAGAATATCGAGTACCAGCATATTGATAACGAGGGTTATGGGTTGACCCCAAGTTTAATGACAATTCCCAAGAGAGCGTTGTCTTTGCTATTTGCTCTGGCGTGTTAACAGCATCTTGAACAACTACGTCGTCATAAATAATAAGATCAAAATGTCGTCCAGTAGGCTGACCATCCACAAGTCCGTGAGCCTCAATAGTTTGTTCCTTCGGGTTAGCAAATCTCCTAACACATATACCCTCGTTCTCAGCCCATTTGGGGGCCTCAAGTCTAGGCTTATTCCAGAGGATATCAGGATAGAGTTGTTTAAGCTTTTCATTAGAATCGAATTCCTGCATTATCTGGCGTAAAAACGGTTTTGCCTGTCTAGCGGAATACGATAACAATCCTATTGTTATATCAGGGTTACACAAGATTTCCTGAATAGTGCCCAAAAAAGTAATGATTGAACTTTTATAATGAAACCGCGCCCATAAATCTAAATGGCTATCTGGGGAAGACTCTACTTCCCTGCATCTTTCATAAATCCACGGATGAACCATATCGTGGCGGTTGCACAAAAAGACACCAAGATAATAACGATCCAACTGGCCAAGAGTCCTAATGAAAGAATCATCAATATTAGTATCATTATGGCAATCTGCATATGCCGGAAGAACAAGTTCAAAGGGCGCAGTATGTGCCCATTCAGCAAACTTTTGTGCAGCATCGGCATTATTATTCTTATGTCTGGCGCTATTTGCTATAACAGGCAACACATTAGCACCCTACTTCTTTTTCTTGTATCCAGAGGCATAAACTGCGCGAGCTTGTCTTTCTGCCCCCTGCCTAGATTTATAAACCTTTCCTTTGCTTCCCCACCTATAACCGCCTTTGACTTTTTTGATAGGCATATTAATTAATTATTTGCGTTTGCATAGCGGGATGATTCGCAATCCAGTTTGCATTGGTAGTTGCTGGAGCAGATTTCCCGTCTAATACCCATTGAGGAACTACCAAAGGAAGTTCTGTTCCAGATGCGTCAGTTTCTATAAGAAGCCTTAAATAATCCGGATACCTAACGGCATTAAAAAGAACGGAATCAGGCAACGACTCAGCCCAAGGATATATAGATCGCATTTTGTCAAGAAGATACTCTGGGCCTTCAGCGTCTCCCGAACCAGTTGGTTCTTGTTTTATATTGGCCGGTATATTTTCATTAGCAGTCGAGTCTACCACACCACTTGTGGTTGATCCGGCTAACCCGCTTAACATGCCGCCCCATAACCCTTGGAGAACACCACCCAATCCTGCTTGAGCCTGTTTCTCGGTCCCCGGCATAGCAATTCCATTCTCATCTACTGGAACACCGTTTTCATCAGGAGAAAACATGGCGTCATATTCTCCCCAATTAGCAGCAGAATGCTTGCCTGATAAGTTTGTTCCCTCCTGACCAAACGGGATTCCATTGGGGGCTTTACCGTCTAGCGTATGTGATAACGCAATACCACGGTTTTCCATATCCTCATTGATATCATCAATCCAACTTTGATGGCTCCCGTCAAACATTGATTTAATACTCGCAACTCCAGCCATCGCTGCTTTCTTAGAGTGACCGGGATACATTTCTTCACTCTTCTTGGGCCCGTATTTAGGAGCGGGAGTTGTTTCGGGGGTTGCTCCCCATCCCGCAGGACCAAGTTGACCGGTAGATTGTAAATGGGCTTCTAGCGCATCCATATCAAACTGAGCGGTTTCCAGAGAAGTAGAGGGATCAAAGGCTGGCATTTCGTGATCCGGCTGTAATCTACTACTGAAAGCCGGAAGATCGTATTGGTTAAAGGCTTCTATGTTTTCATAGTTAGGGGAAAAATTTAGAGCAGCTTTTGCCAAATCTTTTTGCTCATCGGTTAAACTACCCCATGACCCCGGTACTGGCGCTTCATGTGCTAGAGCCTGCGCAGGAGTTCGCATTGTATTTTCAACAATATCTAAAGGGTTGTTAGGATTTTCCCAAGCTGATGGGAATTGCACTGTCATATCTAGAGGTAATGATGCTGCAGCTAGCGCCAAGGGATCGTCCGTAGTGTTAGGATTCTCCCAAACTGGATAATTAGGATTCTCTAAAGGGGAATATACAGTGTTAGGATTTTGCCAAGCTGAATAAGCAGGAGCGGGAGATCGCATTGCTTCTTCCACTGAATTAACACCATATGCTAATCCGGGTGTTGGGGAGCGCATCGCTTCTTCGACAGAATTAACACCAAATGCTAACCCGGGAGCGGGGGAGCGCATTGTATTTTCAACAGTATCTAAAGGATTATTAGGGTTTTCCCAAGCAGTATTTGGGTTATTCCACGCTCCAACTTGGGGCCCTCCTACAGTCGTGGGGGGACTATAGGTGTCCATCACCCATGCTTCGTAGGCCGCCTGTTCCTGTTCGGCTTTTTGGGCTTCGCTGAAAGCTGCTTCTACTGCACTCTGATTTGTGCCTACACCTACAGGGGCCGCT